TGTATCATTTGAAAGAACCAAAATACCAAAATTTCTAGTGGAAGTAGCACCATAAAAAGAACCAAAAGCAGCAGTACTACTTGCAAATTTCTCTTGTAGTATTGTTGTTGGGGTCGCCCAAGAAATTGCGCCAGAACTATCTGCACTCAATAAAGTATTATTTGCTGTTTGTAAAGTAGTAACTGAAGATGGTGTAGCACCACCAAAATAACCAAGAATACGATTTCCCGCCGAAACTTTAAAAATATTCAAATCTTGACTATTTGGTGAAATTGTTGCAATTGAAGTTCCTGTTGCATCAATTCTAAAACCGCTACCAAAAGGATTTGCAGAAATATTAATACCAACTCCAGCATATACTTTTATTGTTTCATCATAAGTCGTTGCAGTATATGTGCCTGAAATATCATTTGTGCTATCACCAGACCAAGAAATTTTATTAAAATACTTACCACTAATTGTAATCTGATCACCATTTGTGGAAGCAACATCAGTTGCCCTAACATCAATACCACCAGATCCAATTAGTGATAAAGTTTCACTTGGACGATATGCACTTACCGCTCCTAAATTTGTTGCAATTGATGAATATGTTGGTTGATTACCAGCAGTTGAAGCACGAATAATTATCTTATTATTTGAAGTGTCTGTTTCTAAAGAAATACCAGAACCAGCATCAAGAGTAAATATATCATTTGGTGCATCTGATGTTACTGTTGTTCCTGTTGCGGTAATTACTGTACCACCAGCAGCATTTACAACACCAACTCTGCCAAATGAAAGTCCTTGTGAACTCATTGGGAAGATAACACCACCAGTTGTGCTAGTAGCAACAAATACTGGTTTTACGATACCAGTTGTTGGCTTTGTTAAATGGAGAACCACTAGTTAGGTAATAAACAGCACCAACATCAAGATTTGAATAAGATCCTGGAATATTACTTAATACAAATTCACCATGTGTTACTACCCAAACCTTACCTCCGCTTATTCTTTCAACAATACCAAGTGAATATGCTTCGCTGTCATCCGAAACAGAAGTCAATGCACATTTTACTATAGTTGCTTGGTTATCTGTATCATTATAAATTTTTACTATATTACCAACTGCTAAACCAGAAGAATATGTACTACTTACATAACGATTTGTCCACTTAGAATCAAGAATACCATTTGAATTACTGATTGGTATTATACTTGAAGAATAATCGGTTACACTCTTAAAGTTTGTTGTAGATCCTGCAACATTTCCAATTTGAATCTTATCTGAAATTACAAATGTACTTGTTACTGGACTTAGAGTATCGATTTGTGCATAGAATATTCTATTCTCTACATCAGTGTTTACATATGTCTTGTAGATGAAATTTAGTGCTCTATCTACATTTCTTGCTTCAATTAACCAAGAATGATCATCACCTTGTGTAATTTGTTGACCCATTAATAGTTCAATACCAACATCGTATTGGTTTGAACCATGAGTGCCAAATCTAAATTCTCCTCTTCTGTTATTACTATTCGTTAGGAATGAATAACCAGATTGAAGACCTATATTTCTATTTGAAAACCATGCTGCTCGTGCTAGATCATAGGTAAACTTTACCTTTGAACTTGTGGTTGTATCCAAGATAAGACCAGCACCATCTTCAGTGATTGTATCACCATATTGAAGACGAATTGCATTATCATTAACATTTAGAACAGATGCCGTTATTGTTCCAGTAAATGCATGGTTACCTGTAAGAGTTGGTGGTAACATGGCAGATGCTGATATCTTATAGACATCATTACTTACGCCTGTTGTTGGTGTTTCAATTACAAATAGATCATCATTAGCAACAGAAGCAGCAGCAGTTAGTGATTCAAAATCAAGAGTTAATTTACCAGTAGCATCATTTGGATATGCTTTAAGACCTTTACCAGTATCAACATCAATAATTACATTACCACCAGATCTGGATTCTGTTAGACCCTTTCTTGGTGTAATATCATAGATGTTGAGTGGATTGATTGCATCAATCAGTAGATTTGTTCGTGTAAACCAAGTATAAAAATTATCACTGAGTGCTAGTGGTGTAATATCTGTTATTAGATTGCTACCGTCTGTGCTCATTTCTTGATTTCCCGTATTAGATTATTCAATAATTCTTTTATATCACTTATTTCTTTTTTCATATTATCTACCGTCTTTTCCAAACTAATTGCTTTTTCTTTTTCCTGCCTCTTCATCTTTGCCAACTTAACTTCTTCTAGATTACAATTTAATACTGCTCCAGAATATTTATCACGATATAAATTGGGATTTCCTTCAACTTGTACTTTTTTAATCATGTTGCTGTTATTATTCTAAGATCTTTGATCTTTGGTATTACTGATTCGCTTGTTGAGTATAGAACAACCTTTATCGAAAATTTAGAAAATTCTTGACCTATTTCACTAGCAGTTAATCCATATTTTGCTTCTTGGAAATCCGATTCTGATGTTGATACAAATGTTGATACAAAATTTGTATAATTTGGAGTCATCAACTCATATTTCTCATTTGCAAATGGTGTATCGGTTCCCTGAACCTGTCGCTTGATATAGACATCAACTGCTGTTCCTTGTGGTTTATTTATTTTCATATAAACTGAACAGTTTGTTGCTTCTAATCCCGGTTCCAATGTTACTGTCTTAGTTATATATCGTGCTTTTGTACTATATGCTATTGCGGATAGTTCTTCAGATACATTTGTTTGGGTACTAATTAGATTTCTAATTCCTAAGAAGTTTAACTTTTCAGTATCAATAACTGGACTTAAATTGTTATTGGAATCGGACTTCATATTAATAGTGAGTCTTACAGAATCACCATCAAACATAATATTTTTATTATTTGTATATGTTATATTTGTATTTGGTTTAATTGTGTTTGTTGATAGTAATGAACTGTTTTCATTTAATGTTTCTAGATTTATTGAAGAGATTAAACCACCAAAATCAACATATGACATTGTAACATTTGCTACAGAATATTTCTCAACGGATGCATTTGGTAGAACTGGATCAGTTAGAATCAATGTTCCTGTACTACTAAAATCACACTTATTTACAACAAACATTAAATCTGTAGATTGCATCTCAACCCATGTTGAGTTATTGTTAGTCTTATACATCTTTCCAGTGTAAGGTTGTTCTGAAATTGCTATATTTGTATACAATTGGTTTTGTCCAACTTCTGCAACATATACAGCATATTCAGAACTATTTGAGGTTAGTACTAATGAGTGTTCTCCTGGTAGTAGATGTACTGGTGCATCAAATGTGAATGTTGTTCCATTTGAACTTACTGTACCATCACTTGATCCTGGCGTTGGTGTAGAACCACCAGTAATAGCTGTTACTAAGTTTGGAGTTAGTGTCTTTGTTGCATATGGATATACAACAGAACCTACACCAATTGATGGGTAACCAGATGCAACTGGTCTGATTTCCAACTTAACTGGTATGCCTTGAGTATCCTTAGAAGCAAAGAACAATTCAACACTATTTGTAAACAATCCTTGTGGATACTTGACAGGATCTACAAAGAATGTTTGTGCTAGTAATGTCTGTGCAGTATCTGTTGTGGAAACTGCTGCTGGTCTTGGATATGTTAAATAGCTGTTCTTGAATGAATTTATACCAGAACTTACATACTTTACCTCTGCAAATGTTGTTGATAAATCTTTATCACCACTTGTATTATCCATTACACTTAATAGTTTTTCACCAATTCTAAATTTACCTGCTGGTAAATTGAATCTAAATGTGGTTGTTCCTGATGTGGTTGTCTTATTATTAGTACCATTTACATATGAACTGTTACCATCAGCAGTCTTGCAATAAGAATCAATTCTTATACCATCAAAATATGGATATACAATCTTTAATGGCTTAAGACCAGTTACTGTTACTGTTATTGTGTTCTCTCTCATAAAAGGAACAATGTCAGTATTCAATACTCTATCTGCAATCTTTGTTTTACCAACTTCAGGTGTTCTGGATGCTATATCTCTTGTTAGACTTGTAATGCCATTCTTTGTGAATGATAGTCTCTTCTCATCAAGAGAAACACCTTGCCAATTTGTTTGCCAATTATTCCATTTAGTAGAAAATGCTCCAAGATTATTGTTCTTACTTGTAGCGACCATATTTTTAAATGTATCATTCTCACCATCAATATTGGTTAATAGTAATGGTTTATTTGTGGTATCAAACCATGCATCACCAGATGGTGACAAACTTGCAGTACCAAGCCAAACAGTATTTGCAAAATCATTTACTGTTATTGATGAACTAGATAGTGATTGAATAATGAATGGACTCTCAGTGAAGTTTAGAGTTACCAATCCAGTTGTATTATTTATTTTTGCTGTATTCTCTGTATCTGAACTTATATCAAAATCAACAACTGTTGTCTTGAATGGTGGTCGTAATATGTTACCATAAGTATCAATTGAGCAGTTATAGTCTGGGTTAGCAGTATCACCAATACCGTGTCCAGAGAATCCGTCTACTAGAATTGATGTCTTGACAAGTTCTGTTCCTGTAGAATCGACAATCTTTGTATCTTGTGCTGTCTTTTCTAATAGGTTTAGTTTTGTAAAGTATTCTAGGTTTTCAATTCTCTTTTCCAATTCTCTAATATCATTCATAGTGAATCTTTGGTGATTATATGATGTTATTGTTAAATCGTTTATATTGGAAAGATATGATGGTGAATTTATAGTGAATAATGTCATTGAATTTGGTTCATCTGGTGGCATTATTGGTGTAAGTGATGATGGACTTTCAAGAACCTTGAATTGCTTATCTCTGGTGAGAACAACTTTATAGTTCTTTGCTTCAAAGTAAGAATAATCCACACTGAAAGATTCGGTAATAACTGGTATACCATAGATACCACTTAGACCACCGCTTGAATTTCTATATGGTCTAAAATCTATAACTGTATCGAGATTATATTTTTGATTTGTTGATGGACTCGTATAAACAGGAACATCATTATGTGTTTCGTATGAATTTACTACAATTGGTCCATTTCCTTGATGTTCAAAATATGTGTATGATATAAGAACATCTGTATTTGTTAGAGAATAAACACCTAATTTTTCTTGCTTCAATTGTAAAGTAGCATATTCATAAACATTGTCTGTTTGACCATTATTAAAATCAAAGAATGAAAGATCATAAATTTTACCAGAAGTATCTGTCATATAGTCAATTGATACAACATCTGCTGTACTGATTGTTAATACGCTACTGGAACTGAATGATAATTTTTCTGTCTTTCTCTTCTTTACTTTCTTTCTTATTCCCAGTTCTGTAGAACCACCAACGGACATGGTAGCAATTAATCTATATGTTCCTACTGGAAGGTTCTGAGTTAATGTTAATATTAGTTCCGATACAGAACCTTGACTGGAATTATTGTTAACACATTTAGTAAAATAAGTTGTATCTGATAGATCATATATTCTACCGTTATCAGTCTTAACAAAGATATAGTGTGCGATCAAGTCTGCAGTATCAATTTTTCCTTGCTCTTGACCCACACCAGTTGCACCACCAATAAATCTAATATTTGCAGGAACATCAGCAGTTATTGTTAATGTTGGATTTGATGCGTTAGTATATTGTACTTCTATATCTCTTTGTAATCTGTACTTAAAATCTGAAATGTTATTAATTGTATCACCAACTGGTAGATCAAACAGTAGAGTATTTTGTTGTGGTGATTGTAATGTTGCTAGACCATCTACAGAGTTAACAGAGAATATATCAGTTGCTCCTGTAGAATCTGCTATCTTTACGGTGGTCGATAAAGGATACTTTGCATTATTAGCACCAATATTATTCATATTTATATCAAATAAATGTACAGTATATTGATCATCTGATAATCTATATAATTGTCTTAATTTAGCAGTACCAGTTGTAGTATATTCACCTGAAGATGGGAGAACTGTTGTATTGTCTACAATATAATTGAATGATTTTCTTTGATTTGGTATTCCTGCATATACTAGTGGTTTTGCTGCAGTAACACCAAGTGTGAAACTAAAATTCTTACCAGCAATTTTATTCAAAATAATAGTAGTTGTTCCTTCAGCAACTGTTGCTGCTGGATTATTTACTTGTCCTGCTTTGAAGTAAACAACTTTACCATACGATGTAGCACCACCTGACTGTAGTTGATATACTTCATCACCACTATACAATTCTTTACCAGTTGTATATGCTTGTGATTTAGAATTTATAATTTGTTTACTTGTGCCATATAGATTATTTTCGTTAAAATCATTACCAGAAACATATGTCTGATCAGAATCGATGAATATACCTGTTGTTTTTTCTATTTCATTAATACCAGAAACATCAACTAGTGTATGTTTATTTGATTCCCAACCTCTACCACCATATCTTGCTCCGGTATGTCCATCGATAGTTTTCTCAAAAACCCAACCACACTTCTTTTTAAATGTGTTTGTTTCTTGTAAAATTATTAATGTTCTTGAATTTGAATCCCAAGAAACAACAGTACCAACGGCTACACATTTAGATGCTGAGAAATTTGTTCCAGTTTGATCAGTTGGTAAATAATCAATATCGTATTGAAAAACTTTGTTGCTTGGAAGATAGTCACCATAACTTGGTGATTCTTTAAACTTAATAGTTGTAAAGAAACCACATGTACTATTATCAAGAGATGAGACTGCTAGAATACTGTAACATGCACATGGTCCATATATAGCACTGATACTAGAATATTGTGCTGGTGTTTCATTAAATTTTACAAAATCATTAGAACCTTGTACTTCAACATATATCTTATAACCATTACGAGTAGAACTTTCGGTCACTGCAACTACTAATCCCTGTGCCTGTAATCTTGAACCACCCTTTACATAAGATTGTTTGACAACATCACCTATTCTAAATTTACCAAGACCAGTAGTACCAGTACCATCAGAAGTTTCAGAACAGTCTAGACTACTTGTTGCCTCTACTAGAGTTATCTGTATAATATTATTTTGTAGATTTATACTTTCTATACTACTACCATATGCAACATCAGATCCTACCTCTGGATTATAAACTACACCTGCTTCTCTTGTTGTGTTTGAGTCTGGTAAAGTCATACCACGAGTTTGTGTGGCATTACCAAAAGCAATATTTCCTGATGGTGTATTTACATACAAAGTACTACCAGCAGTAATTCCAGAACTACTTGCAGGAATCCATCTTCTTGTATATGCCTTCTTGATGACAATTCCAGCATCACTTAAATTTGATAATGAACTTATTGATGGTAGACTTGTAAAGTTACTATAATCCACTTGATAGACAGTATTATAAATACTGTTTCTATATTCATCTGTACTAAATGAATCCTCATTATCTGGTGATCCATCTTGTCCAAATGCAGTTTTAAAATTACCATGATATGGTTCTGTGAATACTAAACGAGAAATATTTTCTTCTGTTTGAAAAGAAGAATTTGATACAGTATAATAAATGCTCTTTGTTGGAGAAATTTGTTGTCCTATTTGTTTTACTCTATCATCTGCAGTTTCAGATGGTCTTATAAAACCAGAAGTATTACCTTCACGCCTCAATGCAAGTGTGGAACCACTTGGCGTATTTGGCGGATTAACAAATAACACATTTGAATATCCATTTTTTGATTGCTCTGTTGCAAATAGAGGTGACCAATATTTTACTGGTAGTTGTGAATAAGTATCGGCTATTTTTGGTATATTAATTTCAACAAATTCGCCCTTTAATGTTACTGATGGGAATGAATTTATATTAAAATTTGTATAATCATCAAATGTATATACGGATCCAGGTGCACTTGATTTTGATGCGGTTACGATAAAATAATTACCAACATTTGTATCTACTTCATAATTATCTAAAGATACAATATCTCTTGGTCTATTTACTGATATATTTGTATTGTTTATATTTTCAAATTCGTAACCAAAGACATATGCTTTTCCTGGTTGAACAGATAGAACAAATTTATCATCAGATCCCTTTGGAGTATCAGAAATCTTATATGTTCCAGTTTCATCTTGATCTACAGTAACAGTACTACTTGTTATTGTAAAATAAATATTTCCTTCTGGAATAGTACTGCCTTTTCTGAATAGATAAAATCTTGTACCATTTGACATTGTTAAAATATTATTAATATCAGTATTTTGATATTTTACAGTCATAGTAACAACGCTACTACCAGAAATACCTGCACTAACCGATACAATGTCGAGATATGAAATTGTTCCACTAGAATTGTATATTTTTAATACATCTCCGGGGAAAGGTGGTAGATCTGAAGAATTTGGATCACTATAGGAAAATGGATATGGATCGGAAATTGTTGTTAGAGTAATATCTCCAGTATAACGAGTTGCAGTGAATGTATACTTGTCAGAACGAATATGATTCTTTACTTCCAAACCAAATGGTCTTACAGTATAAGATCCAGATTCGTCATATGTTCTTCTAGCAAAAATATCAAGAAGATCTGAATATGTTGGAGTTCTTCTTACAAAATCTAGTTTACCATTTACAGTTCTTGCAAGTTCAATAAAATCCTGAGTTGAATATTCTTCTGGTTTAGTTTCAAGATTTGAGAAGACATATGATGTCAGAACTAAATTGATTGTATATCTATCAGCACCAGGAGCATTATAGTTGTAAGAACCATTTGCTGGATCCTTTAATGTATTATCCTCTGTTGCATCAATTGTTGTTCTTTCAAGAGAAAAGCCAATTCTATTTGTTGGCATTTCAAAATTTCTAAATCCATTTGTTATTGAGTATAAGGATACTGTTTGTTTTGTGTTATTTACAAAAAAACCATCAACATAAAATATACCATCATCTACGGATACTAGGCTGGCAGCACCAGTAGCAGATAGGGCAGTGGTATCTGCTGCTTGTTTTATTGTATAACTTGCGTTTGTTGTGGTATCTATAATTACATTTGATACTGCTCCCGTTGAACCAACAAATTCTGTTCCTGTTAGATATTGTAAAAATAAAACAATATAATTATCACCAGTTTGTGCTGGTAATGTATGGATAACTTTTGCCTTAATATTTGTAGTACCATCTGTAACTATATGATTTCGTAATCCAGTATGATCCAGTCCTGTTTTTGGTAATATACGAACAAATTTGCAACTTGTTAGAGTTGTTGTTCCACCAAATACAAGACTACCATTTTTAAATACATGACTACCAAGTTTTGAAACTTGATTTTGTAGTAGTGTTTGTAGTTGGGTTAGTTCTCTTGCCTGAACTGAATAACCGGGCTTGAATAGAATCCTAAGAAAATTCTTTGTATCATCAAAGTCGTCGTAATAAGGCGAATTGGAGAGAATATCTGCGTGATTGTATGCCATTTATTTACCTCAGAGTCCTATTATTATTTTAATTTCTTCAGTTTGATCATCACCACGAACAACAGGTCTTATATTTTCTATGTATATGATTTTTCCAGAATATCTATCTACTTCTGGTAGACTAATGATAGAAATTACTGCGTCTTGTGTGACATAGAATCCATTTACTAGTTTCTGTAAACTATATGTTGAATTTATTGAATTTAAAAATGTTCCAGTGGTTCCAGATAGTATTAAAGTACCAGTTAATCCATCAGAAGATACACTCCATCCAACTACTGTACCCTTTGCACCAGTTATTAACTGATTGATACTATCATCTTCTAAAAAGTCTATATCTGTAAATGGAGTTGTACCTGATGATCTTACTATAGTAAGTACAGTAGTTGCTCTGAATATATTTGTGCCCTCAGAAACTTGTGTTTTTACTGTATTTTTAATAATTCCTACTTTATCTTCTGAGAACCCAACAATACCAGTTGTTGTATCTACAGTATTGAATCCTATTATTCTTTCACCATTGACAAGAGTACCTGAATCATTATAGTAGGATTCTATGAATGCCCCGCGTAGGTCCTTAACTACTAACTCACCATCTGTTCCAAAAAATGTAGGTTTCCAACTCAATACTTTAGCAGTTGCTTTACTATCTTGACCCAATATGATTTGATCTTGCAAAAATGTAGTATCACTATAATAATTCAATGGAGAAGTTTTTGTTATATTAATGTTAGCAAAAACTGTGTCTGTTCCTACTGTTGGGTAATCCTCAATAACTAAAGAATAAACCGTTGAACTTGGATATGACATGAATTTACCATTTACCGTTTTTAGGACAAGAGTATTTGTGGTTGTATCAAAACTCGAATATGTTCCTTGTGCTTGTCCCAAATTATCATCAGAACCTTGTTTGACTATTAATGTTGGATTTGCTTGTATGATTGAGAGGAAAGAAGAATAATCTCCACTCAAAATCATTGATGTTGTTGAATTAATATTTTCTATATCAAATGTGTATGTTTGAGATGATTGTGATTCACCTGTAACACTTATATCTTGAATAATACCAACTTGACGATAATCATTATAAAATTTTAAATTTTGTATTTGTTCTTTATCAAATTTTGTTAGTATCATTACATCTTTGCAACCAAGTTCAATTAATGCAGATGAACCATGACCATTAAATGGTGAAATTATTGCTCTTGCTTTTGTCTTTTCTGATTCTGTAGTCTTTGATGTTTTTATTTCTACAGTTACATCTTTATAGTTTTGTCCACCATCAATTACAGAAATTAAATTTATTAGTTTTGTCGTTGGATTTACAACAGGTATTGCTATTGCACCAGTACCATTACCAGTAATTTGTATTTTTGGTAAAATTTTGTAATAACTACTAGTTGTGACTGCATCAGTAAATCCTTCATCTACTGTTGCAATTCCTGTAGAACCATCATAGTCAGTGATGGTTCTTACCTGACCAGAGCCAGTTCCACTGTAAATATAAACCACATAATTATCATTATAAATATTATCTATTCTACTGATATTAGAATTTGTATTAAATTTAATGGTTGTTCCACCAACCGGAATATTCATTTGTACTAAATGGTCTACTGTTTCTGGATTATCTCCAAGTATATAATCAACAGCAAATGGATATGATGAACCAATTTGAGTTACTTTTATATTTGATATTGATCCATTTTTATTTGCTTTTGCATCTTGTTCAACATCTAATTGTAATGATCTTTGATCTGTATATGACAATTCATCAAGATATTCTACAGGAATATATTCTTCTGTAATGAAGTCTTGTAATTCTGGTCTTATAGAATACAAATATTTCCAAATATAACCATCTTGAGTTATTATTTCTTCTGTTGATGTTCCTATTGGTGAGTATTGTGATTTTCCACCATTATTATTAGAAATACATTTATAAACATTATTATCACTTGTTAAAACATAAAAATTAACAGGGGTTGTTTCTGAATATAAGTCAGAAGAATCATCATATTGGGTGTATTTTGTATTATATGTCCAATCTATTCTTCTTATAACAAATACAATATCATTTGAACTAATTCTCTTACATACTAACATATTTTTCCATGCATCTAATTCTTCTTTTAAAGAATCCAATGTGGTGGGGGGTGCATTGTCATTTTCCCATTCTGTTACTTTTCCTATAAACAGATAATTTTTTGTATCTGAAAAGTCAGAGAATTTATCATAAAATGATTGTATAACAGAATTTTTAAAATTAGTTCTTAGCATTTTAGTTAGTTGTTAAATCGGTTGTCTTGATGCCTAGGAAATCTTGTATTGTGATATTTTTTATGATATCAGAACTATTTAGTAAAGTATTTGGATGAGGATAAACAACCCAATAATTATTGACTTGGGTGTAATCGGAGACACTTGGTACATATGTAAACTGTAAAGATTGTACTCCAGATTTTAATTTTTCAAATGCTCCTGCCAAATGTTCTTGAGTTGCAGTTATCTCGTCTGGGAAAGAAACACCAGGATCGAATCCGTTTGGATATAAGTCTGTAAGACCATTTAGATATAATACTGGGTCACCATTTGCGTATGTATCATTTCTTAGATTTTTTACAGTATTGAAGGTATATGGTAAATAGTTACCAATAAAACCCCAATAATAGAGATTAATTTCTCCAATTCCTGTTAAATCTAATTGTTCATCTCTTTTTACAAGATAACTTCCAAATAACCCCATACCTGCTGGATGTACTAATCTTTTTACAATATCAGCATAATCAAAAATATTTTTTTCTACTTTAAGAACATAAGATAAATCTTGATATTTTCTATTGTCCTGTAGTTTTCCTCTAGAACTTGGTGAAGATGATATTGTCTTATAGTACCCAGGATATCGTGTTAATACACCAAATTGATATGTACCGGAAATATTTGTATGTGAACCATTTGGATTTTTTTTGTACAGTCGATGTGTGCCACTATAATTATATCCCGAATTAATGATATTGTATCTCTTTACATTTCCCTTTAAATCAACTTCTTGAACCACTGCAAAGAAACTGGAACCAGTCTCATCTCCAGTACTATCAACTTCTTCCAAATAAATCTTATCACCAACTCGTAATGCTCTACTAGTTATCGTCAAACTCGTGACAACAGGAAGTAGATCCATTTCTACTGTTTGTGGTTTACCTTGTATTATGACATCACTGTATACTGGCAAATCGCCATTAAATTCACCGACGATATTGGCAACATAAAATTCTACTATATTTTGATTCTTTTCTTTTTCAACAATAACAGAAATAACTCTAGCAGATGCGGTTACTACATTATTTATTTTTTGATATATTATATTATTTTTAAGATTAAATGCTGCTCTTGTATCAATATTTTTTACCTTTATGCCAACATTTTCTACCCAAAGATTTCCAGATGCTTTAAATAGGTCATTCTTTGGGTAATAAAAATCAACATAAGTGTTATACAATAAGCGGAACAAGAATTTAAATGACTTTTCTGATCCCTTTGCTCTATAGAATTGCTTTATGTTCTTTAAAATATTTCTTAAATTCTTTGAATCTCCAAGAGAAAATATATTATCTGGGAAATCATTTAAGTATTGAATTCTAAAATTTGATAAGAACACTTCTGGTGTTGTATCGACATCAGAGAAAAATTCCGATGTGAATGGCATGTAAACTGGATTGTTTGACTTGTGTAGCCATTCATAATATGCTTCAATGAATCTGCTGAATGTCTTATAATCTTCTTGTATGAATTGAGGTAATTTAGTTTTTGGAAATGCCCATGTTAGATTGTTTGATTCGTATTCTTGGGTAATTATACCAAATTTAACAGAAAACTCAGTTCCATCTATTTTTAAATTAATGTTATTCTTAAGATAACCTGTTATTTCATAGTTACCATTTACTAATCCCGGAAATATATAAGAACCAGTTATGTCTGTGGTTGTTTCATCTCCACCATTAAATGATAAAACTATTTTACTTGTTTTATACTTCTCTAAATTATTTAACAATTTATAACGAAACTTTAATTCGTTACCATATACAGTTGAATCTGGTTGGGGATAAAGTATTTCAACTTGTAGCATGTTTAGCCTGCTGTGTTGTTAGCACTATTCCTTGTAGCATATGATGCGTTGTTTAGAGAGTTCTTATAAACTTGTGTTAGTGTTATTGACACATTTCTTGTTATTGTTGCATCAAATGATAGGATTGTATCAAAATCTGTGAATACATCTGGATCATTTGGAGTTGTAATAAAGTAGATGTAATTTTGGTTATTTACAAATGATGATACTGTAAGATCTGGAATGGTTATAATACCAGTTGTATAATCAATAGTTCCTGCATTTGTGTTTAGATATATCTTGTTGCCTAGTGAATCAAGGGTATAGATTCTCATCTTACCACCACCATCATCATTGAAATAACAAATCCTTTCTACTAATTGAGAATTCTCAGTTACATATATCTTGAAATAAGAACTCTCAACTACCGAAACATCATAGCAATCTTTTGGATGGTATATTTTGTTTCCAAAGTCTACTGTGTATGTTTGCTTCTTACCTGCTTCTGGATAAATTCTCTTTTCCATAGTTGCACCAACTGATGCACCAACTATGCTTGGGTGGTAAGTTAATATTTGTGGGACAAGATCAGATGTATAGAAATCATCATCAAATCCCTTGAAGTTATCAACAGCATACTGTCTTATCTTTGTATTGAGAACTTCCTTTATCTTTGTTTCGGAATCTCTTGTAGTTGTTTGATCGTATTTTACATTTGCAAATAGATTTACATATAGAATATCAGGATCTAGGATTTCTAGAGATATACCCAACATTGACTTATTGCGTACAATTGAATCTACAATTTGTTTCTTTTCTGGTAAAGTTAGTGTTGCACTGTTTATTGGCTTGATGGAGGCAAATACTTTTCCATATTGTGGTGGATCATTTTGTTCACCACCCCAACAGCGAATAGACTCAACATTGTTAAAATTCTTTAATATAAGACTTTCATAGTCAGATGCAGTTACTGCTCTTTCTTCGTTTGAATAGTTCTTTAGAGCATTTACTCTGACACTTTCTAGGTCTTCTCTATCAGAACCACCGGATGATTGTTGTACGGTTTCTACTATGTAACCGGATAGACTAAATGAACTATATTCTGCTGAATCTGAAGAACCGATATTATTTGCAGCAGCACCAGCAGAAACTAAGAATTCAAATATTACTAAGTTACCTTTATCTAATTGCTTACCAAAAACATTGTCACCAAATGTTACTTCATAATTACCAGTTGCAGATTCTTGAACAAAGAAAACTTTAGATTGAGAATTTGTTAGTGTTATATCGGTTGATCTTAACCATTCGTTTTCAATACCTTCTTGATTTGATATTGATGTAGTTACAAATGCTCGGATTGTTGATAGATCTATTCCCTCAAATGGAAGTAGAATTTTTTGTTTTGGATCTGATATTATTGCGGAGAAGGAAGTATATACTCCCTGTATAATTGGAACATCTGTTATTCCATATTGAGTAACATTTCCAGAACTGTCAAAAGAAACAGGATCAAATGAATATGATTTTGTTGTTACGAATGTATATGTATTGTTATCTGTATCAGTTGCAGTTATTTGAGTGTTTCTATTGATTACATCATTAGTATAATTATCAGCATCTAATTTTATATTAATTGTTGCTGTTGCTGCTCTTGTTGACTTTGGTGTATAACCTAAGTTTTTTGCTAGTGAAACAATTGATGATCTTTTTGATGCACTATCGATGAAGGTTTCATTTACAACCATATTGTTATAGAATGCATTGTAATATGTGTTATAAGCAAGAACATCCATAAGAACATTGAATGCTGAACCTTCAAAGGAGTAACCACTAAACTCTGATTGCTTATTCAAAAAGTCTATTAGATTTGACTTAATGGATACGAAATCCAAATTTGAAATATCGCCTCTTTTTTGTTCCATTTTATCTTGTTCTTTCTAGTGAGAAGTTTAATGTTTCTTCTTTATTTCCGGTGAAATAATATTCTATTGTTATATCTATAGCATTTTGATCTGGGGTAGCAGTCGCCAATACCTTCCTCAATGTTACTCTTGGTTCATATTTTGTAATTATTCTTCTGATATTATTTTCCAATTCCTTATCTGCATTTATTAAATAATTTTCAAATAAAAATCCTCTAATATTTGCATTTAAATCTGAATTGAATGGTTTTTCAAATAATCCAAGAAGAAGCAAGGTTTTTAGTGCCTGTTTTACTGCTTCCGAATCTTTTTTTCGGTTTAAATCCCCAGTTATAGGGTTTATATTAAAATTAAGATCTATGTCTTTGCTGATCATTTTAAATATGTATATTTGTTTTTATTTAATTTGCAAATACATTTGAAGATCCTGCAATCGGATGTCCGCATGTAGCAATATCTCCCTGTCTTACAATATTAATATTATTTGCAAAAACATTTGG